CTTTCTCAACAATGCTGGGCGTCGTCACACCAGATGCATATAAACCATTATTCATCAAACACATAAATGGCAAGTTATAGGACACACTCACATTCAGAGCCTGACAGCTCGTCAAGTCCACAATGTGATTCGGCAACACATTCGTAGGATCAACTGCATAAGTTGTTGTCGAAGGATCGACATCCCACAATATTTGCATATTTCCTCGATGATACGGACTTGATGGCACAATAATCTTATACTCCATACCTCCTCTCCAAAACTGAAAAGGCATACCCACATAACCAGCCACAATAGGGTAATATGTTCCCAAAGTGTGCCCACACACGAAAGGTGACACAGGAATTGATCGTATAGTAGTTCCAGTAGCTGTCGCAGATGACCAAGTAAACGTATCAATAATCGTCCAACGCTGGAATAAACTAGCAATAGACGTTTCATCAGCAGCGTCTCCTCCTCCCACAGTTGCATCAATGGTCGTAGTATTGTTACTAAAAAGTGCGACAATTTGTGATGTGTCAAAACCATCGACCGTACACATATTGTTTATGTTATCAACTTTCACTGTCATGGGCTCCATAATCTTTGTTTCCTTCGTAAAACCAAAATAATCAGCTAATGACGTGACTGCGGCTGAACCAGCAGCAACAGCTCCAGCCATAGGAGCCAAAGCCGGGATCGTCATACCAATAAAAGCAGCCGCCTGACCGATTTTCTTACTAGTTCCACTAATAGCTTTAGTCTCCTTTAACTTTCTACCATACTCAACAACGTTTCCTAACTTTCCAGGAACCATTCCACTCTTATGGCTTTTATGAGACTTATCACTTTGCACAACAGGTAATCCCAACTCATAATCACTCATAAATCTAGCATAGATTTTATAAGTTCCACTAATAGTATCTGAATTAACCGCATTTTTGATACTACTCAAGCACCACAGAACTATTCTCCACGAATCTCCGTAAACAACACCATAAGCCGTGCTGAATCGAGCATCCTGCTGTAAGACAAATGGAAGCTTAAAAATTACTGAATTACTGGATGACACATCTATCAATCCATGAATACCCTGGGTAGCAGTGTACACATTATCAGTATCTGATCCTCCGACTTCATAGAAAACCCCTGACTCCGCAGCAGGCCCAGCAGCTCCTCCTTCCGGGATAGCTTGCAATAGATAAGATCCATAAGCATTTGAGGGCGTCGTCGTAATAAACGTAACCTCTAATGTTCCTCTCACCTCTCCAAAATTAGCGATCTTACTAGCTATGTAAGTATTAGCTAAAAATAAATCTGTTGGATATATGCTAATCAAAGGAGTCAATGCGGTGTCACTCGATTGTAAGACCCCCGACGCAATCTGCGTCTGCCTCTCAATAAAGCCGTCGAGAGTGCTCCGATGCAAACTCGTCCACATAGACTTCCTATCAGTAGTCATCTCTCCATCCTCAATAACAGCACGAGTCGTAATTAGATCACCTAACTCATCACTGGCAATAGCCAGACCCACATGGGGGTCTGTTGACAATTGTTTATCAGCACTCATTTTTCAAGAAAAACTTGATTGAAGCTCTCCCCCTATAGTGACCGCTTCCAAGTCACTATACAATATTTGACCGAATACATCTCTCTCGGGTACCATCCACTTGGGATAAATATTGGTGCTGTATAACACCTCCAACTCATGGAACGAATACAGCTTCAACAACACGCTGTCAGTGAGATCCAAATCACGCACAGCTTGATTGATGAGCAACATCCACTCATCAAAAATCTCCTCACCATGGAAATATAATTCTCTATTGACGTTGGACACCAAGACGGCATAGTGGTCAGTATCAGAAAGCTCACTCTTCTTGACACAGACTAACATCTTCACAAGACTCTTCAACTCTAGTCTTGCTTCCCACCTGGTTCCAACCTTTCTCACCTGTCGTTTGAGGAAAGAACACTCCTCTAAGCTCTTAAGATTTATGTTCTCTCCTGACTTATCAGTTGCAGTATACGTCATACCCAACTCAGTAAAGCCTTCAATCAGTGCTTGATAATTAAACCACTTAACTGATTTTCCACGACCAAACCAATTATCATCTCCCTGTAACAATAATGAAACATGGTGCCTAAACCATATCAATTTTATGCCAAGTAGAATACGCTTTCGATGGAAACTATATCTGAATGCCAACGCATTCCCAAAATCATTATTATCAACTGTCACTTGGTCACCTGAGCACTCAGCAAAACACAACAGGAAAATGTCATTCTTAACATTTCTCACTGTGTACACAAGGCCCAACAACAAACCCACTGCTCTCTGAACCTCAATTCGAGTGAGGCTAGTTTTTTGTAATAATTCTTCCCACACATCAACTTCTCCTAACTTAAGATCCGTGCTAATTCTTATATCATAAAATTGGAAATCACCATCACCAAAACATTCCTTCAACTCAGTTTCAGACATGTCCAATGTCATTCGCTTCATGAAATCAACAGCTAAATCCAAATCTAGTGAATTAATGTTTTTACCGACCATAGTCTCGAAAAAACTCCAATGCTCCCTCATGAAGGCACACAAATCTCCGAGATATTTCTTCAGCAAAAAGTTATAAACACACGGCATTGTGTTGAAAACTCTTATTTTCTTCTTCTCATTCTTCTCAATAGAGATCGGTTCATCCTTCAAAGAGTGATAACTCACAGGTACATAAACCTTTCCACTATCTAATATATTCTCAATATATAACACGCACTCTTTAAAGAAGTCATCAACGACAAAAGACATCCTGTCTTCAGATATAGTAAAGAACTCCTTCTTCTTCCTGTGGATTGGTGGACCCATAGAAGTCTTCAGGTTTAGTGCACTCACTCTACCTGGAACACCAACAACAACCTCCAGATCAGTCAAAGCTCTAACTTTGTCTAATCCGACAAGCTCGTCGACTCCATACAAATAATCTTTAACAGCAAGATTCATCAATTCTAGGTTAGCATTCTTATTTCTGTAATTCAACAAATTAACAACGTAGGGATCAACCCACTGTTCTAATCCATTCTGATCAGCAACCAACATCCCCTTTGGATTTGGCGCCACGTAATATGGTGAGACACCACACAACGTTCTCTCCTTATCAACAAAAAATCTTGCTAACAATGATCTCTTACACTTACTCTTCTGTGGCCCCATCGGAAACGGGTTCTTCAAGCTTCCCAAAACTTGGAAGTTCGAAGCACCTTGACTGATAGCTGCCCAAACAGAAGACTTCTTTGGCAACTCCACCAATTCAACATCTTCATGAAATGATCGCTTCCCAGCATTCAATTCCATTCCACTTATATGAACTTCAGGAATAACCCTACATATTTGCGTCAACCTCCTTACAGCAGAGCCCAACTCTTCTGCGTTAAGCTCCTCGCCATAACACAGGCTGGACTCACCAGTTGCCGAACTCACTTTAACATAAAGCAAGTGGTATCCAGCGATAAAAGACAGGTTACCCATCTTCACCACTAGTGGCATTCCACATGAGCCACTGACCGTCTTAACTCCTGTATACCTAATAAGAGCATATGGTGATGGCTTCTCAAGAACAACATTTCCACCGTGGGCTTTCGCCTCTGAAAACTTGACACTCTTTGTCATCATAACAGCTCGCAGTTCATCAAACACTCCAGGATTTCTAGCTAAAGAAACCCCGGGTAGGTGCTTAATAAAATCAAAACCATCATTTGTTGGAAACAATCCAACAACATTTACCAACACATATTCTCGATTAGGTACTTGATACGCATTAACATCTTTCACAACTAGCATAGTGTACTTAAACTCTCCTCTACTAAAAGTGGTTTCAATCTCCTCAAAATCACACGCTCGCGATCTCAAACTCACGATTGAGCTCAATCCATCACAATCAATTAGCACATGAGCAGGAACCAACACAACGCTTCCTTCAATATGCAAACCATGCACAGTTGAATATTGTGTTGTAACATGAACTAATCTCTTTTTAACGTTCTCCACTAATCCAGCGACAGTACTTGTCTTCAACGGTGCCGTATCATATGGATCACGGGAAAACGGCTTTCGCACATAACCCGGTTCATTCGTTGACAACTGTTGCAAGTTACCATCACTGATAATTCCTTGCACCTCTGCTGCATCATTAACACCAGAAAATTTAACCGCTAAACCAATTCCAGTAGCAACAGCAGACAACGCAGCTAATATCCATCTTTTCTCATAGATAACATCACAGATGTCGAGAGCAACAACTCCGAAAGCTGCTCCGACATCACTTGCTGACATTTGCGGTATAGGACCGCCAAGGGCGGGCGGAATATTTCCTTGTAGAATAACACACGGAGTGTTCGGATGTAAATCCAAACTTATAAAACAGTGCGGACAGAAATCTGGAAATGTTCCCATTAGCGATTTCAGTCTCTTTGTCTCCCTGTCCAATTTCGAATTAAATCGATGGGTAACGACCTTCATAACTTCTACTAAGCTGTCACACTCTTCTTCACGAAAGGGAAAACTAATAAAAGGATTATTTTCATCCCATCTCCTATCATCAAATATTCCAACTTTAAAAGCCCAATAGTCGTTACTACCGTCAAGGCGCTCAACATCGAGCAACCCCTTCGCAGTGCTAAAGTGCTCCTTAACAAACACACCAATCGACATAGAAAACCTACGCCAGAAGGCTATCGGTTCCCTTGAAAAACCCTGCAGACGCGCATTCTTAAAATTCGTGCAGTACAACACTGCTAAAAAATTGCAAAAGATCTTCCCTTTGCGAGCAACATCCGCTTGCTCCATCTGGAAAGGTTTCTTATTAATCAACTCTACCACAACCTCTGGATGTTTCTTATCTGCATATGAAACATTACCAACAGAGTGATCAATATCATCACACACACAAAACCATTGAGCTCCATTTGCCGTATCATAAAAGTTACTAGCACGTAAATGATCATATCTACTCTCAGGGCTAATCGGTAAGCCACGCGAGTTTCCAAGCGCAGTATGGATTGTCCTAGTCATATCACTCTTACCCGTACCGGGTGTTCCATATATAAAAACACCAAAAGGCTCCACTCTAAATTCGCCATTAATATGTTTCGTTTCCAATTCATATTTAAGATTAAGAAGAGACAAGTATACTCTATCAACATTTTTATTCAAGATAAAATCCTTTGATTCCTTCAATACAACGGCAAAACTAGGGTACTCATCTAATAGATCACAACACAGTGCTAATCTATTTTCCTCTGTTAATTGGGAAAAAATCCGAGCAGGCAATTTTCCCAGCTTCAATTTCTCCTTAAACATCTGCTCAGCACCTGGCCTAGCATTGTCAATTCGAACACATGCATCTTCAGTCAAACAAAGAGCAGTCTCCATCCAATCTTGAATTGACCCTCCGGAAAAAAGAACATTAATATCCTTAGCAATTATTGCATCTCGTAATTTACTGGCTACAACAGAAGTGAATTTAATCATCCTTCCCAGAAAAGTATCAAAACCATCTTTCCCCGGAAAAAACGAATCAAATTTCTTCTTCGTTCGAATGACGGTAGCCAAATCTCCAGGCACTCCTACTGCCAGCAAAATGGCTCCAGTGCTCAAAGTGCTACACACTCCCCAAAGGGATGATCCTATTGAACTAGACATAAACGACTCCAAGCTATGCGTAGGAGTCCTCAAAACATCGACAACCTTATCATCACTAATCTCCTTTTCAAGAGACCCTGCTTGAACTTCAAAAGATCCTCTCGGACCGTTCAATTGCCAAGAAGGGAATGACCTTTGGAGATATGATATAACATCAGCCAACATACCGCCACTAAAATTAGTGTTGGCAAAATTGACCAGGTTCATAAAAACATTCAATCCTGTATGGCACTCCACTATCGAAACTAAACAACAAACAAATGATACAACTGCTTTACTGATGGCATTAGGACCTCCCAAAAGGTCAACTATATCAGTAGTCGACGGCAATTCCACATCAACAGGAACACCACCTACTCTAGCACTTACAACACTTCTTCCGAATCGTGACTGTTGATGACCTTGGACACGCCCAACGTCAAAACCAGCACTAGCTCTACCAAAATCTCTGTTCAAACTATCAAGATAGGACTTATTCTTGAGGACCTTAGGCATCTTGACCCAGATAGAATATATCTTCTCAAGCTCACGTCGATGAGCAGGATTTCGCACGCTCTTCAACACACAATCAAGTGTTTCTCTGTCAACAACAGAAAAACCTCTAGAATGTAGGGCCAAGGCACTCGAAAAAGCGCCTAGATCTGGTTTCATAGCGGCTTTTGGTCGATAATTATAATCTTCCTTCCAAACAGCCGCATTCGAATGAAGCCGCTTAACTTCTTTCTTATGAGCCTTCTTCATGTCATAGTTAGCTAATAAGTATGCAGCTGAATTTAGCTCCATATACTCCGTTTTCTTCTTAATGGATTGTTTAATGCTAGCAATCCTGCTAGCCAAAAAACCCCGTTTAACTAAGATAGCAGCCGATCTATCTGCAGCTTCATGATCAAAACGTTCTTTATCTCTACGTTGAGATAAAGCTTCCATACGTTTCTGATAGCCAGTTTTAATCCTACGACTCTCCTCTTCATCAGTACTTCGTATCGGAACAATCGGTTCACGATCACGATTAGTATTAGCTTGCAAATCATCAGATGTCACGACCCTCGCAAGAGGATTATGCTCTTTAATAAACTCTAACTTCTTAGGAATTTTCGGTCCTGATCTTCTATCTTCTTTTAACTTTAAAGATGACAAATAATCTGAAGGACGTCCTTTAGCCGTGAGCTTAGGAACGTCTGGTAACTCCTTCTTCTCTCTAACATTCTTTTTAACGGTCTCAAAATCATCTTCAGCATGATAATACGACACAAAATTTTCTTGGGTAAATAAACCCTTTTTCTTCGAACTGCGCAATTCTCTTGCGCTATTCGCTGATTTCTCATAAATAGCACGCTCAGTGCGCTTAGCCTCACTCAAGGCTATTGCCTCACGCATCTTACGCTCCTTCTCTTCAATTTTAGAAAGCCTCATTTGATCAAAGACTGATCTATCTGAAACATGGTCCAGATTTTGCTTTTGTGTAACAACAGACATTTTTACAAGAATCCTTGTTTTAACACCTTCACTCCACGAGGAGCAATAGCAATAACACCAATATTTCCAACTGATTGAAAAGTATGTTCCCAATTCTTGGGAATACAAACAACTACACGCACGTCAGGATAACCTTCATAACTCATAAACATTGTAATACAGTATTGCCTCTCAAGACTAACACCACCAACATAGAAAATCATCCTATACAACTTGCCGTCATCAGGCTCAATTGGAACTAGAGCAGCTTCAACGGACTGATCTAGCACAATAAAACATTGAAGACCATCACTTGGTCTCATTAATCTAAAACCAGGAAATAAATCCTGGTAGTGAACAACTTGAGATCCAAGCGCCACAACAGCAGACGGCATTCCAAACAAAACACCACAACCAACAGTCTTAACTGATATAACCTGAACATGGCCAGGTTTTAGCATTTGCTTATCAACAGACATTTGTGAACGAAAGTTCATTTAAACTATTCTCATTAAATTAATGATTAAGATCAACTACGATCAATTATATATTTGTTATGATATAACGTGACAAAGAATAAAGCTTCCTTAATTTTTACTATCGCTAGGTTAAGCTATAATTAACATCTCGAAACTAAGTCTAATTTCTATATTTATAATCCATAT